TCAATTCCATGTCTATTTCTTTATATACTTTACCTTTAAATTTAAGACCATGAGCAGTTACAAGTTTCTGAACCTTACCTTGAGAAACTGCTTGTTTTGCTCTTTTCTCATCAAGTTCAACTTCTTCTCTTCTTAACCTTCTTGACTGTGCATTCTTTTTCAGAAAATCTTTAGGAACACCCTTCAAAAATTTCTTAGTTAGGTCAACTGCTTTTTCATATTCTGCCTTTGCCTTTTTATATTCTGGACTGGCTTTTACTTTAGGATCAGTCAAACCCATTGCACCTCTATTCTTACTTGTAATCTTCTTGAATTTTGCACTTGCATCATCCACTGCTTTATTCAACAGCGAATACATTTTTGCAAATGTTTCATAATCCGTTTTGTGATTTTTTACTTCACCATACATCTGTTTGAACTTCTTAGTATGTGTAGATGGTTTGGTTTCTGCACTTGCATCGCCAGGGGCAGGGCCAGACTTCTTTGATTTGAAATGTGCATCTCTTTTATCTTTAGTAGACTTTGCCATATCACCAGCATAATACTTTGCTGGTTGTGTGCCTTCTTTGTCTTTAATCTCTTTGTCTTGTTTTACTTCATCTATAGATTTTATTAAATCACTAAATGTGTATTTTTCCATTTGATATTCTGCCTTTAATTCTTTGGGTATTTTTCCCTTAGAAACTAATGTATTAATATATTTAATAAGTGCTCGGGAATCAATATCCCTATATCTTTTAGATACATCGACTGCCCACTTTGAAGGGTGTTTTCTGTGTTCATCATCTTTCATACCATCAACATAAGTTTTAACAATATTGTCCCACCCTTTAGGGTGAATAATCTGACTAATTTTTGTGATGGCTGAATTTATCCAATTAATTGAAGAACTGAGTTCATTAAGGTTTTCTTCCATCTCCTTAGTTTTCTTTTTCATCTTCTCTATGTAAGAACGATACACAGCAGCTTCAGCAGTCTTACCCATTTCTTTTGCACGTTGTTCCATTGCGATTGCAGCCTGTATCTTATGAGCGTGTTTCTTACCAGAACTTTTTATTTTGTTAACACTTGCTTTTGCAGTCTCTACGTCTTTAAAACCTAAACCTTGAATTGTTCCTTTAGGATTTTCATCTGTGTATAAATCAGAATGTTTATCACTTCCTGCTGGTTGTCCTTTTTTACGAGGTATTCTTGGTTCTTCACGCAAACGTGGTTCTCTACGATTCTTTGATGGGTCTTCATTGCGTAGGTTCTCAGGTTCGTTGTTCAATGGATTGTTATCTTTGTGTCCAACGTCCATACCCATTTTAGTTTTGTCACCCATAACTCTACGAGCTTTGTTTCGTGAAGAACGTCTTGCAATTTGTTCTGGTCTACCCTGATAATTATCATATTCTTTACGATAGTTTCTTTCACTCAATTCTTCTTTGGTAATATCTTCTAGTATAATATCGTGTAGCCATGTTTTGTGAACTTTGTTATCTTCATCTACATACGAAAGGTAGTTTGCACCTTTACGAATAACCTCACCACGAATATCGTTTGCTTCTACAATATCACCCACATTCCAAATTTCTCCTACGAGGTATGCATCACGCAAAGTTTCAAAGTCAGACATGTCTCCCATATTCCGTTCTTCACGAATACCCATGTATTTGCGAACATCACGATATAGTTTCTTTTTATCTGTATCTGATAATGTAGCAGGGATACCTGTACTGAATGAATCATAGTCACCATCTGAAGCAGCTGCTCGCATCTTAGATGCAGACATACCCTCTACGCCTTCTGCGTCAGGGTCACGTTCTCCAGCAGACACAACACTAATATTGTCAAACTTATAGAAACCATGTTTTTTTCCCTCAACACCATTATAAGTGTTAAGTAACTTGTCAAATTCTTGAACCCGATCAGAACCAGCAACCATGACTAACTTCTTGAACCCTTTATCATAAAGTTTTACTGCGATATTAATTGCGGTCTTAGAATCTTTATCTGCAATAATATTTTTTGCATACTTCTTAAACATCTTTTTCATGAACGCAACTTTTAGTGCATGAGGAAGTGGGTCTTTTTTAGGATTGGTTGTGAATGATGGATATATATAATATGGGTCTGAACCAGCAACCTGAGAAACCTTCTTAATAAGTTTTTCATGGCCAATAGTAGGTGGATTAAACCGCCCAAAAGTAAAAACAACAGTTTCTTTTGCTTCTGTTATGTCTCTAAAATTCTTCATTTGTCCCATGCCTTTATTGCGGTAAAGTTATTAAACGAGAACTCCATACGGTCTACTAGCTTAACCGCTCCACCACTTACTCTATCAATAGCAACATAACCCTCTGGGTTAGTCACCTTAAATCCATCTTTGGTCTTTACAAATGTATCTGTCAAACCCTTTACACTATTTAGTTTTTTGACAATCTGCATCTTCGCATCAACCAATAGATTTTGAAAAGTAATAATTTGAATTAGGTTCTGAGTATGTTTCTTAATCTCACGCATATACTCTTTCTGCATGTCTGTATATTTCTTTTTACCTTTATCAGATTTTGCTTTGTCAATTTGTTTTTGAATTGACATTTCTACCCATTTCTCATAACCCTTTGCATGATTATTAGGATTTGAAATTATCTGTCCTGCACGAACCTTTGAGTTGTTATAAGTTTTGAGAGAAGCTCCTGCAATAGAACCTGTCATACCATTCTGCACTGTTAGAAACTTTCTTAACGAATTAGCATTAATCTTTTGAAATGTTTTACCAACTTGTGATAGTATTTTTGTAATCTTATCATCTTCAGCCGCAGTAAATGTTGCCTTACCAGCAACATCTTTATAAGTCGCATCGTCCATCCACACACTTGTTTGTTTGTTAAGTGAAGTTATGTTCGCACCAAAAGATGCTTTCATATCCTGTAACGCATCACCAGTGTATGTGGTGTGCCAAACAATACCAACTTTTGCTTTGTTGATAGTTTTGCCTAATTCAGAATCAGTAGGCACAGCATAGACAATAGTGTTAGGTTGAAACGTGTAATACTTAGTGCCGTCAATAGTTTCTGATTCTACATCATCGGTAAACATAAGGTCACCTTGTAGAACGTCCTTGATGCCTAACTTCGAAAATTCTGCAAGTGCGACTTTAAATTTTGAGTTAAGCGCTCCCGATAAATCAGCATCAATCTCTGCGTCTGTCTTATACAATTTTGGATTGACATTAAATACTGATTTCTTCGCAACGAAAAAATCTCCTGTCTCTGGTTCTACACCAGCAAATATTGCAGGCGCTCCATCCCACTTGACTGTCATGTTAACCGAACTACGATTTGCACCAGCCAGCATATCTCTAAGCGACCGTAGGAAGTTTAAAGCTGCACGACCACCATCTACACCATAGTTAAGGATTTCGTCCTCTAAGTGTTCTAGGTGAAGGTTCTTACCGCCCTTATCTTCTGTGAGTTGTGAGAATGACATCATTAAACTTTAAAACTCACTCTGGTTGTTACTTTGACATCTACATCTAATTCAAAGTAGTTTAGTATTTTGTCAATACCCTCTTTTAGAATCTCTTTTGCCATATCTACAATTTTTTTTATTTTTTCAACTAATAATTTAAAAAACCCTACAAGTTTTTCCTTTGCCTTTGTGTATATTTTTTTCAAAGTATCTTTAAATTTAAACTCGTTTATCACACCCTCTGATAACATTTGTCTATTTTGTACAATTTCTTCTTTTGCTTCAGCGACCACATTACCTTCTGCATCTAAATAAGTTTTAGTCGCAAATTTTAAAGTTTGCCAAAATGAATATCCTGCTTTATCGCCTTTTACATCATACGAACCTGATTTCAAAGTTGTGTCCATTTTCATTTTGGATGCTGTTTCAGATATAAGTTTACTATCTATTGCTGTCCATCTCATTCTATCCATTCTATAGTCCCATATCAACATATGAGTTGCCTCGCCCGCAGAGTCACCACCACCTCTCTTTGGAAATGCTTTACCACCAAATTTTTCATAACCTGTCATGGCCTCTCTACAAAATGCATCTGAAACTTCTTTACTTTTAAATGCTTTGTTAAAAGTAGCAATTATTTCTTTTTTGGTCTGTTCTTGTTTATCAACGATTTCTTTTGCTTCTTTGTTACCCGATTTTTTGGCATCGTCTATAGACATTTTTTTAAGAACAGTTGTATTAACTCCTGATCCTATTGTTCTTGTACTTGAAGCAAATTTGTCAACCTGTTCAGTAAGTAGTTTTTTTACTTCATCGTTTGCTTTTGTTGTCTCTAATGCAGATAATACTGTTGCCTTTGCTTCTTTTTTTTCACCAGACATTAATAGTGCAGCAGGCCCTTTAACTGATGTTTGAAAAGAACCAACCATGATATCTGCTTTAGATGTATCTACACCACCCCTCTTTTCACTCATTTCAAGCCAAGGGTCTGAAACTTTCTTTTTACTTTGGCCAGCTCCAGCATCAACACTATTGCCTCTTAGTGCTTTTTTACAAGTTTGAGAAAATTTCCATAATATATCTAATTTTTCTTCATCAGTTTTACCCTTAGTTGCAAAAGCAGTTTTTCCAGCTGCACCGCTCATTTTATCTGCAAGTGGTAGAAACTGCGACACATATGGTTGTTTCAATATTTTTTTATTAAAATTATTTCGAGTCTCTCCAGATAAATTTGCACAATCAGCAATAACTCCCTCAAACAAAGTTGACGCAGTTGATTTTGCTTCAGATAAGATACTCTGAACCTTATCGACATGGGGAGTATATGATTCTGTGCGGGGGCGTAATTGCCGGACATAGTGATTGAGGTTAGACATTCAACTGCTCCATGTGTGTTATATTCTATTTATATAACATAGAACT